CTCCGGCAGATCGAGAACGGCGTGGTCCGCTCCCTGACCGTCCGCGACGGGCTGCCCTTTGATCTCGACGTCGAGGAGGAGCCGGGCGAAGACCCCGGCGAGAGCGTCGGCTCGCCATTTCTGCCGGGACGGGCGCCAGTTGGCGGCGCGACGGTGAATAAGATCCAATAGGGGGCCTCGACGCAACCGTGCGTTCAACCGCCCCACCCCGCCAGACGGTCCGCCGGGCGCGCCAGCGCAGGTCGCCGTGGGCGCAGACACCGAAACCAAGGAGACCTGCCATGTCTCGATCCGCTGACACCGTACCCATCCCGCCCCAGCAGCGCCGCCGCGAGATCGTCGGGATGCTGGCCGCCGCCGTGGTGCGGCTGCAGACCCGTCGCGGCACCCGGATGGGGCCCCGCGGGAAACTCTCCGAAAGCTCTCCCGCAGCCCTTGAATCCACGCCCTCTTCAGCGACTCATGTCACTGTCCGTGAGACCGTTAACGCACAACCGGAGGACAGACCATGAGCATCGACATCGAGCAGAAGGTGGCCGCCATGCAGCGGATGCCGATTGCCGAGCTGCGCGCGCAGTACGAGCGCGTGTTCGGCGAGACGACGACCACCCGGCACGCGCCGTGCCTCCTACGGCGCATCGCCTGGCGCCTGCAGGCGAACGTACAGGGGGGACTCTCCGAGCACGCCCGGCAGCGGGCGCATGAGCTCGCCAACGAGGCCGAACTGCGCCTGACTGCGCCGAGGCCCCGCTCACCGGCCGCTGACGGCGAGACCGTGACCATCCCCGCCCCGGCCGCCATCCGGGACGCGGAGACCGACCCGACGGTCGGCACGCAACTGGAGCGCCTCTACAAAGGGCAGAAGATCGTGGTGACCATCGCAGAGAACGGGGTGCGCTGGAATGGCGAGCTCTACCGCTCGCTCACCGCCGTGGCCAGGGCAGTCACGGGAGACCACTGGAACGGGAAAGCGTTCTTCGGGCTGACACGGAGGGCCGGGCAATGACCGAGGTGAAGCGCCAGATCCGCTGCGCGGTCTACACGCGCAAGAGCACTGACGAGGGCCTCGACCAGGCCTTCAACTCGCTCGACGCACAGCGGATGGCCGCCGAGAACTACATCGCCAGCCAGGTCGGCGAGGGCTGGGTGTGCCTGCCGGAGCGCTACGACGATGGCGGCTACACCGGCGGCAACTGCGACCGCCCGGCCCTGCAGCGGCTTCTCGCCGACGCCAGGGCGCAGCGGCTCGACTGCGTCATCGTCTACAAGGTCGACCGCCTCTCGCGCTCGCTCCTGGACTTCGCCCGGATCATGGGCGCATTCGAGGAGCACAGCGTGGCTTTCGTCTCCGTCACCCAGAGCTTCAACTCCGCCAACTCGATGGGCCGGCTGACGCTGAACATCCTGCTCTCGTTCGCGCAGTTCGAGCGCGAGGTGATCAGCGAGCGCACGCGCGACAAGATCGGCATGGCGCGCAAGCAGGGGAAGTGGTCGGGCGGGTGCCAGGTGCTGGGCTACGACACGGCGCCCGAAGGCGGGCGACTGATCGTGAACCAAGCCGAGGCCGAACAGGTACGCACCATCTTCGCCCTGTACCTCGAACTGGGCGGCATGCTCCGGGTGATCGAGGAGCTCGACCGCCGGGGCTGGACCAACAAGACCTGGGTGACGCGCGACGGCCGGCTGCATCAGGGCAAGCCCTTTGTGAAGAACGTGCTCAACGCGCTCCTGACCAACCCCGTCTACATGGGCAAGGTCCGGCACCATGGTCAGGTCTACCCCGGCGAGCACGAGGCCATCGTGGACGAAGGGACCTTTGCCAAGGTCCGGGAACGGCTCGCGCGGAACGGCCATAGCGGCGGCGACCCGGACAGCCGCTTCCGCGGCCAGGGCATCCTGCAGGGCATCCTGCGCTGCCGCGCCTGCAACTGCGGGATGAGCAGCACCCACAGCAGGAAGGGCAACCGGCGTTACCGCTACTACCTCTGCCACCACGCCCAGAGCCGCGGTTGGCGGCACTGCCCGCGCCCGTCGCTGCCGGCCGAGGAGATGGAGCGGTTCGTCGTGGAGCAGATCCGGGCCATCGGGCAGGACGATGGCCTGGTCCAGGAGGTGGCGGCCGAGACGCGCCGACTGCGTGACCGCGAAGAGCGCGAGCTCGCGAGCCGCGGACGGTTGCTCAGGCAGGAACTGGCCGACTACCACCGTCAGGCCCAGGCCCTCGCCGCCCGTGCCGGCGAACCGGCGGCCACCGCCGCCCTGGCTGCCGTCCACGAGCGCATCACCCAGCTCGAACACGAGGCCGCCGAGACTGGCACCAGCCTGGCTGCCCTGCGGGATGCAACGCTGAGCGAGGCGGACATTGTCCAGGCCTGCCGGCGGTTCGACCCGGTGTGGAGCACGCTCTCCACCCCGGAGCAGCGCCGGATGCTCCGGCTCCTGGTCGAGCGCGTCGAGTATGACGCGGCCCAGGAGGCCATCGCCATCACCTTCCACCCGAGCGGCATCAGGACGCTTGTGAGCGAACCGTGCCGCGGAACCATGGAGGCCGCCGCCCAGTGACGCCGAACACGTTCACCCGCAGGGTCCACATCCACCTCGGCCGGCACACCCGGCGCGAGGTGCGCTCCGGCCCCACGCCGGAACGCCCGGAGGGCCGCACGCCGCGCATCGCCAAGCTGATGGCCCTGGCCATCCATTTCGAGGACATGGTGGCGCGCGGCCAGATCGAGGACTACGCCACGGTGGCCCGCATCGGGCAGGTCAGCCGTGCACGTGTGACGCAGATCGTGAACCTGGCCCTGCTCGCCCCGGACATCCAGGAGGAGATCCTGTTCCTGCCGAAGACCCGGCGGAACCGGGACGTGCTCAACACCACCGTCCTTCAGCCCCTGGCCCGCGAGCACGACTGGCAGCGCCAACGTGCCATGTGGGCGCGGTTGAAGGACCAACTGCCGGCACCGACGCTCGTGGCGGGTGACGGCTGGGAGGAGGTCCAGCCTTAACCGGGGCAGGCTCCCCCACGCACAACTCGTGTTCCCGTAGTGTTCCCGTAGACGTCAGTCGAACCACTGGCCGCACAAGCGGAGGTGATCGAGGACGCCGCCTGAAGAAGGCGCCGTCACGATCCCTCCGCTTCTTCGTGTCTGCGCCCCTCCTCGGGCCGGTGTCCTCGGTGCCTCCCTCGGCGGCAAGCCAAGGAGGCCACCCAGAATGGACGCCAGCCGCCCCCAACTCACCGAAGACGCACACAGAACCATCGAGGTCACCGCCCGCGGACTCATCCGCAAGTGCAACCTCACGCCCGCCGACCTCGGCGACATCATCTCCGAACTGACCCTCGACCTGCTCGAGCATCTGCCCCTCCACGACGACCGGCGCAGCGCGTTCGGCACCTTCGCCAGGATCGTGGTGGCGGGCAAGTCCAAGCGCATCCTGCGCGACCTCCTCCGCCACAAGCGCACCGACCAGCGCGACACCGAGTCGCTCGACGCGCCCGCCGGGTGCGACGAGGACGGCCACGAGGTCGTCCTGGGTGACACGCTCGATGCGGATGAGACCGCCATCGGGCTCGGCTACCGCAGGCGCTCCCGCCACGGTGAGGCCATTCTCCAGCTCGACGTCACGGCCGTGCTGTCCCGGCTCCCGCGCGACCTGCAGGAGTGCTGCTCGTGCATCATGGAGGGCCGCAGCGTGAGCGAGATGGCCCGCGAGCGCGGCATCTCGCGGGCCGCCTTCCGGGACCGCGTCATCGCCCCGATCCGCCAGGCGTTCCGCGACGCCGGGTACGGCAGATCCAGGCACGAACCCGGGGAAAAGTCACCGGATTCCCGCCAGTTGGGGTTTCTGCGGTGAACAAGATCATTGGAGACACGATGCGCCGAAGCCCACCCCAGAACCAGGAGACCGGCCCCATGAGCAAAACCGTCTACAGGTTCCAGTTCGAGCCCGAGGTGCCGATCGAGGAAGCGGAGACCTCCCTGATCATGGCCATCATCGCCGCCGAGGCGCTGCACGGCCAGCCCGCCGTCCGGCTCTCGATGCGCTACCTCTTCGGCGAGGAGAAGCGCGTCTGCGTGATCGACGGCGACAACGACGTCGCCCGTCAGGTGGTGATGATCTTCACGCAGTTCCTCATCCACCAGTTCGGCGAGGACGCCTTCCAGATCACGCAGCCCGCCAGGGAGCGCAGCGCGGCCCCCGCCCCGGTCACCGAGGCCGAGCCGGCAGCAGCCGCCCAAGCCGATGCCGGAGGCGCCGGCTGCGGCGCCTGCAAGGCCTGCGGGAAGGAGGTGCCGGCATGACGGCCGCCTTCCTCATCGCCGAACGGGCGGAGGTCTACCATGCCAGAACGGCCGCCTTCCTCTCCAGCCACCTGCTGGCCGACTTCCACAAGTGCCCGGAGCTCTACCGCCGCCGGCATCTCGGGCTGATCCCCGACGAAGACAGCCCCGCCTACGCCCTGGGACGCGCCGCGCACACGCTCATCCTCGAGGGCCGGGCGGCCTTCGCGGCCGAGTACGCGGTCGGCGGGCCGGTCAACCCCAAGACCGGGCTGCCCTTCGGCAAGGCGACCAAGGCCTTCCAGGAATGGGCGGACGCCCAGGGCCGGCCAGTCCTCAGCGACGAGGACGCGGCCTTCGTGGAGCGGCTGCACCAGGCCGTGCAGGCACATCCGGTCGCGTCGCCGCTGCTCACGGGCGGCGTGGCCGAGGGCGTCTGCCGTGCCGAGTACTGCGGCACCCCCTGCCAGGTGCGGCCGGACTACTTCCACCCCGACCACGGCGTCGTGGACCTCAAGACCTGCGACGACCTGACTTGGTTCGAGGCGGACGCCCGGCGCTACGGCTACCTGCACCAGGTGGCCTTCTACCGCGCCGTGCTGCGGGTGGCCTCGAGCACGACCTGGCCCGTGCACATCGTCACCGTGGAGAAGAAGGAACCGTTCCGGGCCGGCGTCTGGTTCGTGGCGGAGTCCGCCCTGGACTTCGCCGAGGCCGAGAACGAGGCCGCCATCGGGCGCCTGCGGGAGTGCTGGGCCAGCAACACCTGGCCAAGCGGCTACGAGGACGTCCGCGTGTTCGACACTGTCTGACCCGCCACCCAACACAAGGAGGTATCCCAGCATGTCTCTCTTCACCCAGCTCCTCACCCGGCCCGCGCCGTCGGCGCCCAAGGGTATCGTGTACGGCCCGCCCGGCGTGGGCAAGACCACGTTCGGCGCATCCGCCCCGGACTCGATCCTCGTGGACTGCGAGAACGGGGCCGGCGCCGTGCCCTGCACCCGCACGCCCTTCCTCACGACCTGGAGCGAGATCAGCCAGTGGCTCACCGCCCTGGAGCGCGAGGAGCACCCCTACCGGACCGTGGCCATCGACTCGCTGGACTGGCTGCTGCGCCGGCTCGAGGAACACGTCTCCGGCTCCGGCGCCCGCATCGACCAGACCCTGCACCGCTCCCACGGCGGCTACGGCAACGGCGAACTGGTGATGCGCAACCACGTCTACCAGGTCCTGCTGCCTCAGCTCGACCGCATCGTCAACCGCGGCATCGCCGTGATCCTGCTCGCACACGCCAACCGCACCGAGATCACGGACGTGGACGGAGTCACCACCGAAAAGACGACTGCCGAGGTGCCCGAGGGCTACCTCAACGTGTTCGTCGAGTGGTCGGACTTCGTCTGCCTGGCGCGCATGGACGGCGAAGGCCGGCGCGTCCTGGTCACCCGCGAGACCCCGCGGGCCCTGGCCAAGAACCGCTACGGCATGCCCGAGACCATCCCCTTCGACTGGCCGTCGCTCATCGCCGCCATCAGCGACGGGCTGTCCCGCGTGTTCACCACCCCAACCCAGGAGGGTGCCCGATGACCGGCCCCGAGAAGGCACGCGACTACGCCGCCCGGCTCCGCCGCCTGCTCCAGCAGGCCCGCAAGGACGGGTTCGTGTTCACCCTCAGCGGCGGCCGCCGCACCGACTACCGGCTCGCGGTCACGGTCCTGCCGCACACCATGGACCTCTCGGCCGGCGACGTGCCGGCGGTCCCCGATGATGCCCCCCAGCCCCAACTCACCCTCAACCAGGAAGGAAACTGACCATGGCCAACCTCGGCAACTTCGACGCGAACAAAGTGGACCCCGCCTCGTCCTTCGACCCCATCCCGGCCGGCAAGTACCTGGCCGTCATCGTCGATTCGGAGATGAAGCCCACCAAGTCGGGCAACGGGCACTTCCTCGAGCTGACCTTCGAGGTCTGCGAGGGGCCGTACAAGGGCCGCAAGCTCTGGGCCCGGCTGAACCTGGACAACCCCAACCCGCAGGCCGTGCAGATCGCCCGCGGGGAGCTCTCGGCCATCTGCCGCGCCGTCGGCGTGCTGCAGCCGCAGGACTCCTGCGAGCTGCACAACCTGCCCCTCTCCATCAAGGTCGCCTGCCGCAAGCGCGAGGACACCGACGAGATCTCCAACGAGATCAAGGGATTCGAGGGGCGCGTGGCGGCGTTGTCCGGCGTCGCGCCGATACCCGGGGCCCCGCCGCCGACGCCGGCCCCGCAGGCCACCAGGACCACGCCGCCCTGGCAGCGGTGACCTGACATCCACACGGGGGGGACGGAGAGTCGAGCTTTCCTCCTTGGGCCGCTCTCCGCTCCCCCCGTCCTTCTCCCCACCCCCAACGGATGGACCGCCATGACGGAACTCGAGCTGCCCTATCCGCCCAGCGTGAACCATTACTACCGCCGCGTGGGCCCCAGGACCCTGATCAGCCGCGAGGGGCGCCGCTACCGGGAGCGGGTCGGCGCGATCCTGCGGGCCCTGCGCGTGCGCTCCCTTGAAGGCGATCTGGTCCTGGTTGTGGACCTGTACCCGCCGGATGCCCGGCGGCGCGACCTGGACAACGCCATGAAGGCCTTCCTCGATGCACTCCAGCATGGCGGAGCATTTCGGGACGACGCCCAGATCAAGGAGATGCACACGCACATGCGCGAACCGCTGGCGCCCTGGGGCAAGGCCATTGTGAGGATCATGCCATCGTGCAGTTGAGACCCTACCAACAGGAAGCCGTCGAGGCGATCTATGGGCACCTTCGCACGCGCGATGACAACCCCTGCGTGGTGCTGCCCACGGGAACGGGCAAGAGTCTGGTCCTCGGGCAGGTGGCCACCGACGCCGTGCAGATCTGGAACGGCCGCGTGCTGGTCCTGGCACACGTCAAGGAACTCATCGAGCAGAACGCCGACAAGATCTGCCGGCTCTGCCCGGGCCTCGACATCGGGGTCTACTCGGCCGGGCTGAAGAGCCGCGACACGGACAACCCGGTGATCGTCGCGGGCATCCAGTCGGTCTACAAGCGCGCCTGCGAGCTCGGGCCCTTCGACCTCGTGATCGTCGACGAGGCACACCTCATCCCGCCCGACGGCGAGGGCATGTACCGGACCTTCCTGGGCGAGGCACGCGTCGTCAACCCCCGGTTGCGCATCGTCGGCCTGACGGCGACCCCGTTCCGGCTGCAGGGCGGGCTTATCTGCCGCCCGGAGAACCTGCTGAACCACGTCTGCTACGATGCGGGCATCCGGGAGATGATCGTCCAGGGCTACCTGGCGCCGCTGCGCACACGCGGCGGCAGGTCCAAGGCTGACCTCGGAAGCCTGCACGTGCGCGGCGGCGAGTTCATCGCCAGCGAGATCGAGGCAGCCATGGACAACGCCGCCCTGGTCCAGGAGGCCTGCCGGGAGATCGTCGAGCTGACTCGCGACCGCAGCGCGGTCCTGGTGTTCGCCTCGGGCGTCGACCACTGCCGGCACGTGGCCGCCGAGATCGGCCGCCTCAGCGGCCAGGAGTGCGGCGTCGTCACCGGCGACACGCCGTCCGCCGAGCGGGCTGAGCTCCTGGCCCGGTTCCGCGGGGAGCGTGTGCAGGAGGGGCTCTTCGAGCGCAAGCCGCCCTTGAAGTACCTGGCCAACGTCAACGTTCTGACCACGGGCTTCGATGCCACCAACGTGGACTGCGTAGTGCTGCTGCGGCCGACCAACTCGCCAGGGCTCTACGTTCAGATGGTCGGGAGAGGCACCCGCCTGCACCCAGGCAAGGCCGACTGCCTGGTCCTCGACTTCGGCGGGAACGTCCTGCGCCACGGGCCCGTGGACGCGATCTCCGTACGCGACGACGGGGGCGGCCAAGGCCAGGCCCCGGCCAAGGAGTGCCCGCAGTGTCAGGCGCTGATACACGCCGCCTACCAGACCTGCCCCGAGTGCGGGTACGCGTTCCCGCCACCGGAGCGCCAACGCCACGATGCACGGGCCGACACCTCGGCCATCCTCTCCGGCGAGATCGAGGACTCCGAGTACGAGGTCCATGGGACCTTCTGCTCGGTGCATACCAAGCGCGACGCGCCGGAAAACCACCCACGGACTATGCGCGTCGAGTACCGCACCGGCTGGCACCAGTATGTCAGCGAGTGGGTGTGCCCCGAGCACACGGGCTACGCCCGGGGCAAGTTCGTGAAGTGGTGGCTGGAACGGTCGAAGCTGCCGCCGCCCGCCTCAGTCGACGAGGCCGTGCGCCTGGCCGAGGACGGGGCCCTCGCGCAGGCCAGGAAGATCACGGTCCGCCGCATCTCGGGCGAGCACTTCGAGCGGGTCATCCGCTGCGAGCTCGGGCCCATCCCCGACTACTGCCCCGAACCGGGGTGGAACGACTGCCGCGGTGAGGAACACCAACCGGTCGCCGTCACGGCCATAGCCGACGACGACCCCGTGCCCTTCTAGGAGAACGCGCCGTGACCAAGGAGTGTTTCAAGTGCCGCCGCGTCCTTCATATCGATGAGTTCTACTGCCACCCGTTCATGGCAGACGGACACCTGAACAAGTGCAAGGCGTGCACGCGATCCGACACCGTACAGAACCGGAGGAAGCACGTGGACCACTACCGCGGATACGACCGCGCTCGGAGCTCCCTTCCGCACCGGCAGGCGAAGCGACGGGAGACCCTGGATCGCCAGAGCCGCGACGAACCCGAGAAGCGGAACGCCAGAACCGCAGCGGGGAATGCGCTCCGAGATGGCCGGATACGACGCGAGCCATGCTACTTCTGCGGAACCGATGACGACCTGGAGATGCACCACCCCGACTACTCGCAGCCGTTGCGGGTGTACTGGCTCTGCCGGGTCTGCCACCGGAAGATAGACGGCATGACCAAGATCGGGTTGGTGGCGCATGGCGAACAATGAGGCCGACAGCATCATCGCCGCCCTGCGTCTGTTCTTCCAGCCGGGCGACGTGTTCGAGATCCGGGTGCTGGATGCGGAACGACCAGGCTTCCGGCGGCCGCATGTCGAGTCGGGCTACTTCGACTATGAGCACATCGGGGCCGTGCCCGCCGCCCTGGCGGAGATCACCACGGCACGCGGTGTCTACGTCACCCCCAACCCGGTGAACCCGGCGCTCCTGGCCCGTGCGGCCAACCGTATCCGGCCGATCCGCCAGGAACCGACCACCGCCGACGCTGATATCGCCGCGCGGCGTTGGCTCCTGATCGACTGCGATCCCGTCCGGCCGGCGGGCATCTCCGCGTCCGAGGCGGAGCACGAGCTGGCGTTCGCCAAGGCCATCGAGGTCAGCGACGGGCTGACGTCCATGGGGTTCCCGGAACCGGTTGTGGTGGACTCGGGAAACGGGTACCAGCTCATGTACCGGGTCGATCTGCCCGTGGACGACAGCCGGCTCGTGCAACGCTGTCTCCAGGAACTCGAGCCGGCTGGGGACGCCGGCGTGCAGATCGACCAGGCGGTCCACAACCCGGCCCGGATCTGGCGGCTGCCCGGCACATGGAACCGCAAGGGCGACCCGCTCCCCGAACGGCCACACCGCCTTGCCGAGGTCGTCCAGGCGCCCGCCGCGTTGCGGGCCGTCCCGGGCGCGTTGCTCGAGCGCCTGGCGCAACCGGCTAGCCCTGCCACCGAACCGCCCCAGGGCGGCCCCGGGGCGCCCGTCACGGGGGGCGGGGACCGCCCCGGCGACGACTACAACCGCCGGGGCGAGATCACGACTTTTCTCGCGGCCCACGGCTGGCAGCGTGTTGGTGACTCGGGCGGCAACCAGTTGTGGCGACGCCCGGGCAAGACGACCGGCAACCACTCGGCGACGCTCGACGGCCAGACATTCTACGTGTTCAGTTCCGCGGCACCGCCATTCGGAGCCAACCAGGGGTACTCGCTGTTTGCCGTCTACGCCATGCTCGAGCACGGCGGCGACTTCACGGCCGCCTCTGCCGCCCTGGCCACTCAGGGCTACGGGGCCAACGGCCCAGCCGATGATGTGGACATCTCGGGCATCCTGGCGATGTGCGGCGCATCGCGGCCGAGCAATGCCAAGTCGGCGGGGACCTCGGAGCACACCGCCGATGCCCATGATCCCGCCCCACCTCCACCTGATCGGCCTGCCGATCCGGGCCCGCTGCCGGACGCACGGCTGCAGGTGCCAGGCTTCATCGCCCAGGTCATGGACTACTGCCTGTCGACCGCGCCATACCCGAACGCCACACTGGCCTTCTGCGGCGCGCTTTGCCTCCAGTCCTACCTCGCCGCACGCCGGGTCCGGGACAGCCTGAACAACCGCAGCAACCTCTACATCGTCGCCCTGGCCAACTCAGGCGTCGGCAAAGACCATCCACGCCAGGTGAACTCCGAGATCGCGTACCAGGCCGGGGCGCTGCGCGGGATCGGTGACGCATTCGCCTCAGGGGAGGGCATAGAAGACGCCATGTTCCTGCACCAGACCATGCTTTTCCAGACGGACGAGATCGACGCCATCCTCGGCAGCATCAACCGGGCCCGGGACGGGCGCAACGAGATGATCATGCAGATCCTGCTGAAGATGTACGGCTCGTCGCGCACACGCTACCCGCTGCGCAAGAAGGCCGGGCAGACCGAGCCGCTGGTCATCCAGCAACCCTCGCTGACGCTCTTCGGCACGGCGGTGCCGCAGTACTTCTATCGGGCCCTCAGCGGCCGGATGCTGAACAACGGCTTCTTCGCCCGGACGCTGGTCCTGGACGCCGGCCCGCGCGGCCGGGGCCGCACGCCAGCAGCGGTCCCGGTGCCGCAGGCCCTCCTCGACGTCGCGGCCTGGTGGGTCGCGTACAACCCCGGTGGGGTCCGCGGCGGCAACCTGTCGGACTTCCACCCTGATCCGGTCATGGTCCCCGACACGCCGGAGGCCACGGTCAGGAGTGAGCAGGTCTGGGCGCTGACGGACGATGCCTACGAGGAGGCGCAGCGCCAGGGCGACGAGACCCGGATGGCGATCTGGGCCCGCGCCTTCGAGAAGGTGCGGAAGCTCGCGCTGCTCTACGCCTGCAGTGCAGACCACGAGCACCCCCAGGTGACCGCGGCCGGCGTGGAGTGGGGGTGGCGGATCGTCGAGCACCAGACACGGCGCATGCTCTTCATGGCCGACCTCTATGTCGCCGACAGCGAGTTCGAGTCCGACTGCAAGCGGTTCGTCGAGGTGCTGACTAAGTGGCGGGCACACAAGGGCGGTGAGTTCATGGCACACTGGGACCTGAGTCGACGCCTGCGCTGGTCCGAGAAGAAGATCGAGGAAGTCCGGGAGTCACTGGCCGCACAGGAGCTGATCGAGGTCCAGATGCCACAGCGGGGGCCGATGAAGCCGCAGTACCGGCTGCGCGGGTCGCCGTGAGCCATTGCCGGACCGTTGCAGCTCTGCGCTCCACGTAGGGCTCGAACTTGCCAAGGCCGTAGTCTCTGTCGCCGGGTGCGCCACCGGGCGACAGTAGAAGCAGATACCGCTTTCCGACAGAGAGATAGTGCTTCCGGTTCTGCGTATAGCGCCCGGCGGCGAGGGCTGCTTCCGGTCGCCCAAGAACCGAGTCCTGCAAGGTCAGGGCGTACTGCGCACTCTCGCTCCGGGTTCCAGCGTTCCCGATGTGACGGGACTCGACCATCACCACCGCGATTACCTGTTGCTGTTGGCGGGCGCGGTCGACATCAGCCTGCGAAATGGGCTCCGCTGGCAGTGTGTGCGCCAGCAGACGCCTACCCGCGAGTCCGGCGACGGCGATCAGAAGCAGTGGGAGGATGATTGCTGTCTTCTTCATTCCCACGGCGAACGCCAAGGGCGTGCGGCCCGGAGTACGAGGGTCGACACCACCCGTTTGTTATACGCTTTCTCGCATCTTGCGGACGTCACGCTCACGATTGGCCAATGACGCTGTGAGCTGATCTTGGGCGCATGGCTGGCTATGTCGTTCGATAGGGTCGATGAGTTGTGTTTGCAGCCACGTTGCTCAGTTCAGCAACAGCACCCAGTCATTGCCATCGCCATCAACACCAGGCGGATCAAACTCCTGAATAGGTGCGGCGGGACCGCTGGGAATGTTTTTCACAAACGGTCTTCGATCAATATGCTCCTGGTCTTCGACGCGCCACTTGCCAGTGCGTGGGTTGAACCAGAATGCGTCCATTCGTGGAGCCGCTAAACGGTCCATTCTCACAGAAATATCGCGCCCATTGGCGCTGTAAACCATGGCGTAATCGCCCTCTTCCCCACGAGTCGCCTGAAGTCGGTTTGACCGAATCCCTTCATTTCCTGTCATGCCGCCTTGATCACCTACAATCAGCGACTGATCGGGAATACGATCGAGGTAACGGTCATTGCTCATGGATGTCATCAGATAATACAAGTGCTGCATGTCCATTGCCCCCGGCTCATCCAAGGCACCACGCCATTTTCCGAAATTTTCTACTGTGATCGGCTCGCCCGGATTTCCCATGGCACTATTGAAAGGGTAGATATTCATACTGCCGTAGGTCACTCCAAAGCCGCCCGCGAAAACCGTTTGATAGGATTGAAAGCGAATTTGCCAATCTTTATAGATCTTATCGCGGAATTCATATCCGCCTTCGAACAGCCATGTTGGTTTGACCGGTGCCAGTTTATATTCCTGCTCAATTGCAGTGATCTGATCACTTGGCTGATCCTGTATCGAGTTGAAGTCCAGCCAGGCGTCGTTGTGAAACCATTCGGAGGAATTGGGCTGCCATTTTCTCGGATGGTAACTCATGAGTGTGGTGCTGTAGTCGGCTTGTTGATCCTGTTGATCGATTCCATTGACACCGTCGGCAACTCCCTCGGCCATGGCTCGAAACACACTTCGATAGTCCTTGTCGCCGTACACGGCACTGCGGTCTCCACCGATCATCCAAATGATATTCGTCTTGTCCTTGAGCCGGTGGCCAATCCAGCGGCCGTATTGATAACCACTCGTCGTGTCAAAGATGGTATCTCGTACAGGCTGCCCGCTGGCCCAGTCGCCCGCGACAGAGACACCCCATGCTGGCAATAGGACGACAACCATCTCCTTGGATGCCGCAATGTCGATGATGTATTCCAAATGGTCCCAGTAGTCGTATGAAGCCGAATCTTCAGGACTATTGCCTGGTGTTATCATGGGGTATCGCGGATCCCAGGCACCACGACTGCTGATCTGAAAGGCTAGATCGCCATACACATTGGGGGTGACGGCATCGCCTTCAGTGTCAGGAAAGGCGATGAGTGCAATCGTATTGAATTTCTGATCCTTGCGACGCTGCAGATATCCTTCAACCTGCTCGCGTTTCAACCTCCATGCAATCCGCCAGGCCGTATCGGCGACGGGGAAGAATCCGACGTCATCCCCGTAGACCAAAAACCGACCATTCTTACTCACCCGCAAATTGACCAGATCGTCGGCCCGTAGTTTTGCTGAATATGTAAGTCCAAATATGCCCAGTAACGCGAGGCAACTCAGGCAGGATTTCATCATGATTTCTAACCTTTCGTGCTCAAATTACGTCTAGTCATGGTACGAATCTATGGACAAGCAACTTCCCTTCCCATATTCGTTGTTGGCCAGCAATCAGGATCGGACATCTTATATTTGATGTTGAGTCGCGAGTTGCTGACCACACATCTTACCGTATAACTTCTTATTGTGCGGATGGTGAACTGCCGAGGCGCATACGACGGCGTATGGTTCGGCACGCTGTACTCGGAGGTGGTCCGTGGGCCGTGACTGGAAGCGCTACCGGCAGTCGGCAGACGAACGCAGGACCAGCGCACGGGCGGCGACCGTTGCGCGCTGGGAACGTTACCACCGCCGGTTGGCCGCCGAGCCCGATGCGGCCCGCGTTGATCCGCCGGGGACGCTCCTGGCGATCACCCTCAGTGGCCACCTCTGCGGTGCGCAGTCCCATCGCTTCGAGCTCCGATCCGGTTGCCGGTGCGGACGCTACCGCGTGCACCTTGGCGGCCAGTTCTGGCGGGAGACGTCCCTGACTCGACTGCTGGCGGCGCTTCGGCGCCGGTTTCACACGCGATCTGCCGCCTCATCACGCTAGCGCCGCAGATACCCATCCCTGAAGGCAAGCCCCACGTAGACGGACAACCCCCGCCCCAGCCCCCTTCGCTGATGCCGGTGACAGGCTTCAGTCCTCGACGCCGGCAGGAAGCACAGAATGCCGGGACGACGTGCCTGTGACCGCGTTGCCTCACTATGCCACATAACCGTAACCTCGTCAGCGGAAGGAGTCAATGGTACGCAGATGGCCCGGCGCCTGTGGGGGGGGCCGGCTGCTCTCCTGGACCACCCCGCGAAACCCCACATCCCAACCCCACAATGTGGAGTATCGGCCCCCCGGACGAGGCCCAGGAGCCAGGAAACTACACAGGCCGGCACGCCGCGCGTGGGGTTCGGTGGGGTTTTTGTGGAGTTTTCCTGACGCCGTAAATAGCGTAGAGATAGAGAGATACCCTCTCTCTCTTCTGAAACTCCACAACTCCACATGGCACTCTCTCGCGCCGACGGCGCGTGTCTCGCGCGCGCGAGGTGTGGGGTTTCGCCGGGAGGGGCCTCGGCAGGGGACGGAGGGGGCGCCGGGCTGAGGGGGGCGGCCGAGGCCATAGGTACTTCCAGGCGGGGGAGTCCGGACTGCGCGCGGGAACCAGCTCCGTCCCCGGACACAGTTTGTTTCATGGCGCCGAACACGGAAAAGCGCGGCGGTTGCCGCCACCTGGCCCTCCGG